CGTTCAATGTTTTACCATCGTTGACTCTTAAAAAAAGATTAGATATATCTTTCTTACTTGCCTTTGTAACCATAATAACATATATTTTAGCATTGTCAATGGCATTAACTAAATTGATCTCGTTTTTAGTTACTGACTCTTTCAATGTAGAATATGAAACAGGTTGTGTAACTTCTACAAACGATTCATTGTTGTTATTGTCAAGTACAAACATCTTTCTAGTTTTCGGAAACTGAAATAGATTGTTTTTGAATTTCAACAAAGCAACTACTCTATTCCAACCATCAACAACAATGTATCTGAAACCTTTGTCAATGATAGATTGAAAATACTCTTGGTCGTTTTGAGTATCAGCATTGTTTAAGCATTCTTTTGCGTCAACAATGACTAGAGGTGTTACTGCATTACCAGTAGCAACTGATTTGATGAAACTTTGACGCATAGTATTGTCCCATCTGGAATCAATCCCTACAACATCAATTGTTTTGTCTTTTGATTTAAATATTCCTACCTGAAATGATTTGTCTAGGTAAGATTGCTCCAGTACGGTATTATTTAATACTTCGTAACTAAAGTCTTTCATTTGTGATAATAACATAATATATCCTTTCTTATTATCGGTTTAATAATAGAATCAAACACAATTGTTTAATTCATAGTAATACTATATCATAGTTTGACGCTTTTGTCAAGCGTGAAACTGGTCTTTTTTAGGGTTATTTTATGTGTATTTTAGATGAGAACAAAACGAGAACATTTAGTAGGGTGGCCCGAAGGCCACCCTTTGGAAAAGTGAGAGAGATAGTTTAGGAATCGTCTTCCGCTAACTTGCTAAAATAAGACAAATCATCAGTAGATTCATCCTCTTTTCCTACAGAAACGTTAGTATGAGGAACATCATTACTAATTGGTGGGAGATCAATATCCTCAACCGTTTCTGTACTTCTTTGTCCAGTAAGTGTCTTATTCAGTTTCTCTTTGAGTTCGTCATAAGACTTAAAGTTACTTGGATCAATGAAGGCCTTTAGAGCATGTTGAGATTTCCACAAAGTGTCAATCTCCTCATCAGTAGGTTTTACTCTACTAACTGGCTCAAATTCAGACTTATCGTAATTCCAGTATCCATCAACTTTTCTGATTTTTAGTTTGAAGTTTGCACCTTCCCAAAAATCAAATGGGTTAACTGCCTTCTCATCTTCAAATTGAGGATTCATCGCTTCAGTAATCTTATCAAATATCTTTTTACCGAATTTGAATAAGAAAACTTTGCCATCGTTCTCTGGATTTTTTGGATCAGAAACAACTAGAATATTAGAATAGTGTGATAACTTTCTTTTTCTTTTTCTAGCAATCTCTTTATCTGCTTCGATACCTGTATTCCACAATCTAGTGTTTTCTTCACTAACAGGATCTTTTTGATTTAAAGTTGTCAATGAGTTTTCAATATACCACTGACCACCTGGTCCTTGAAAAGCATGATTCCAGACTCTCTGCCATGGTAAGTCTTCACCTTCGATAGCAGGTAAAAATCTAATTACTGCATATCCGTTACCAGATTTATCTAACTCTGGTTTCCAGAATCTATCGTCTTGGTATGACTTTTTCTTTTCAGGTTGTTCGATTGATTTTTCTAACTGTTTAGTTAGTGTATCAAAGTTTGACTTTGACTTTTTTAGGGCTTCTAATGCACTTGACATTGTATGTATCTCCTTGTATGTATTGTTGTATGTATTAATTTAAATGTAAGTATAGTATTATTTATAAAACTTTTACTGGCAATCATCATTATTTTTATAAGTTTTTTCTTTAAATTTCTTATATTCTTTAGCCCACTGTTGTGCTGTGGGTTTTGGACGTGGTAATGATTTTTGAATTTTCCATTCTTTAATCTTTCCACATCGACTCACAATCCAGTCTAGTATTCTATAAACAAAGTTATCAAACATAATTCTTATTATATCACACTTTACTCATTTTGTCAACAAGCTGTGCTTGGGTTATATATTGCAATCTACCTTGTTCTTCCCACTTATTCCACTTGTCTATTTTCTTGTTGGTGGGTTTATTATCTGTGCCTTTGTTTACCTTATAGAACTTGATATTAGGATTCCAATCTATTAAGGTATACCACTGACTAATCCAGTTGTCTGCTGGTATGGCACTATTCTTATCTATGCCGTAGTGTTTTGTATTTTTAAACATATTATTTAAAAGCAATGTATCTGAAACTAGGTCATGGCCTAACAAATATATTTCATCTGGTTGTTCTACCTTTGTAGCAATGTATCCACTAGATGGTCCACATGCCCAACCATGATCTTTGTAATCTTTAAACACTTCTCTTAAATCATGTGACTTATCATTCTCATGTATCCAAGAAACAAATACCTGTGAACTTTGTATTTTCTTTTTTACTATATCTGGTGTAGCATTAGGATGTGATCTCTTTACATTTTTAATAATACTTGCCATACCAGCAATAGATGTTCCGTGTATTACAAATTCTTTTGCGTCACCTCTTTCGTTTTCTTTTATAACATCAAAGTCTTTTACTAAGTTGTAGTCTTCACTTGTAACAAATCCACCAACAACTGTATCATACATTTCAGCAGGTACTTTTGTCCAGTTTCTGAACCAACATGGTTTGTCATAAGCAAAACCACTGTGATATATTTCATGTACAATACCATTATCAACTGCCGTCAATACATCTATTAAATCTGCTTCTTCTCTATAAGCAGCGTTACACATATAAATCTTGCCGTGTTGTTTTAGTGATTGCAAAGGAAAGTCTCTACGACTTTCACCGTTACCTATACAAAATACTCGTTTCATTTTATAATCTTGTTATCAAATTATTAGGTTTATCAATAGGCATTCCTGTTCTATCAAACCATTTGTTTTTATAGTTATAAACATGTCCTAATGAACCATTATCTAACTTAATAGATTTCTTTTGTACATTGTATTCAGTTGTAGCATCTTTTAAAACTACATATACTTTGCCATGTAAATCCATATAAACTCTATCAATTTTTGTATCACCTCTTTTATTAGTCTCTGGTAACATATCATTATAATCCATAACTACTCCTTAATCAAATATTTGTGACACATAGGAAAATGATCTTTTATGTGTCTGGTAAGTTGCATACTCACTTCTCTAGTTTCTACTTGAGAGTCTTTTTTATTTCTTAAATTACACACTCTAGCAAATGCATAGATTGAACCTGACCATATCCATTCTGTCATCATGTTTTGTGGTAATATCATTCTTGCCATTTCAGGTGCAATATCCTTATCTAACATAGAACCATATAATTCTTTTGCTGACTTTACAAAATCTGTAATATCAAATTCAACTTCTTCGTCACTTGATCCTTGTTTTTTATTTTCTGCCTTTTTTCTCCACATGAAAGGTATTAAAAACTCTGGTTCTTCATCTACATATCTTCGACTAACTTCATTCCATACTAGTCCTACTTGATGTTTAACTAGTTGTCTTGCTACAAATATAGGTGCCTTTATTCTAAAAGATATAGACGCATGAGCAAATGGTGACCAGTGTTCATGGTCTGCCAAATACTTTATAAGTTTTTCGTCTTTGTCATCGAACTTTGATTTGAATTTATTAAAAGATACTCTAGCAGCATTAACTACTGATAAGTCACTACCCATTTTATCAATTACACTTATGTTCATACAAACACCTCTCTCATTATAAATTTACATTTAGTTAGATTGTATCTAACAAATGGTGAATACTTTTTTAACCTTTTTGAGACATCAGGCCAGATAACTTGTTCCGATATGTTCTTATCCCAATTCTTAACAAACGATAATATCTTATCAAAGATGATGATCGTTTCCAATCTGATCTTTTTTGAAAGAAGTAACCGTAGCAAGATAGGATGTTGTCCGCTATTGCATAAGAGACCATCATCAAAGCGAATAGAGTTGTCGCTAAGGTCATTATAAAAAACAGTACAATCATTTCGAAAATTGTAACTAAAAGATTCATTATATTTCTTCCAATCGTTGTAATTAGTTTCTCCTTCATTTCTTACTAAATCCCCTACCCAAGTTTTGGTTTTGTTTAAGAAGTTTGAAACGAAATACATCATCAATTCTTCTTCGTTATATTTAGTCGTTAATTTATGGAAGAAAAACCTATCGTTTCTTTTTAGAAACGTATTCATACTGCAATTTACTTTAGCGTTATGTTTAAAATAGTCATAACTGTCGGAAGTAAAATGCAACTTAATAGCAAGATATAACCTGTAACATTCATAACTCGTCATAGTGGCAAACAAGCAGTACTTGATTTTTCAATCAGGTTCAACTTCTCAGCCTCCATTTGTATTTTTTCTTTTAGTGATTTGTTTATTAATGGTCCTACAGTTGACGTGTCTATATCGTTTTCTTCACAATATTTTAACACAGCATCCATGTATGGAATTCTTCTCTCTTTAACCATTGCTTCTATAAGCAATCCAAACCTTTTACTATTCATCAACATAATATAATTCCTATTGTTTAAAATTCAACCATATCTCGTTCTCGGTTGGCGTATTCTCTATTTTGATATTCAAACTTTATACTTTCAAAAACAAATGTTTTACTCTTTTTGTTTCCTAATGCACTTAGATATTCACCTGATCTGTTAGGGTGCCACTTACCTAGTGACGCCTCTCTACCCATACCTAAACTACCTGTTGTGTTTGTACCTACAACATAAGCGTTATCGTTATCTGGTTGTTTTACTAAAACAGAGTCTTGTGAATATTTTTTACCTAGAGCAACAGCAAATTGTTTTGTTCTATTCTTATCTTTATCTTCAGGACCGATTATCATAAAAGACATTTCAACTGTTCCTTGATATATGCCTTTGATAGTTAAGAAACCAAATCCATTTCTTCTAATATCTGCCTTTAGTTCTTTTGTTCTTTTGGCATTTTCAGCCTTTGTAAACTGATCTCTTTCAGCAGATACGATAGCAATGTTTCTTTTTTGAGTATGAGAATAGACTCTACTCAAACTTGCTTCGTTATAAAGTTGTTTAAATTGTTTCATATCTTATTATAACACGTTTATGTTTAAAAGTCAATATTCTATTTAAGCCACTTGGCTTCTTCATCTGTATATGGCCACATTATTTTATATATTCCTTAAATTGTTCTTTTACTTCTTCGTTCAATGAAAAATTAAATGTAATGTATATTA